TACCATTGGTGCTGCTTTGCCCATCGCTTCAGCTTGTTGTGCCAACTGTTGTTGTTCCATCATCATCTGCTGCTGCGCTGCTTTTTCTTCTCTTGTCCTGGCAACATCATCATCGCTTTTAATAACTGTGGCTGGAATTCCCAGCGTTTTAATTAAATGCTTCGCCACACCATCGAAGTCCACAAAGTCAAAAACCGCTGGATTAAGTTGTCCTATTGGACCCATTAGCTCTAACATTTGAGTGAGGGATGTAACATCGACTTGTCGCTGCGCTTTTGCGAGTGGCGAAACATATTCAATTTCTATATCAGTTGTCTGTAGAGTTTCGGGCGGTACTGGAAACTTCTGTGATCGTGATAGAATATTATACACCCTGGTTATCATTGGTTGCAGCATTTCAACCTGCACTCGAAACATCGCTGGACCAAGTAGTCTCATTTTTTCCTCAGTCCTGGAAACCACTTCTGTGGCGGTCATCTGTGGACCTGTGCCCATGACTAATTGATCAATATAATAAGCAGATCTAATTGCGTTCCGTCGCTGCTCCTCCATATTTAGTCCCAGCGGATTATTTGCACCAATGTTTAAAGGCTCAATACGATCTCTCGTACCAGATCTATAAAAATTTAAACCCGACGGAACCGTTTTAATCGGTAGAATAAAGCTATCATCTGGAACCAATAACGGTGGATCTACTTGCTTTTGCGCTGCTCTAATCGTTGTTTCGCTCATTTTATTGAGCATTTTGATATCAGCCAATGCCGTCATAGAAACGGATCGTCCATAAATTTCGGTACTGCTTTTCTGAAACCTGGGGACTACATAACTAAATTCCTGGAAACCGCCTTCTGATAACACGACTTTTTCTGTTGGCTCAAAATAAACAGATGCAAACGGCGCATTTTCCTTGGTAACACTTGTGATATCATAATTATCTCTTGGATATACGGCATGAACTAACTCTACCTGCTCATGCGGATATTCGTTAATTCTATCCTTCATTTTTATACTTAAACCATCTAAGCCAAAACGATCACGCATAGCGTGTCCAGGCATTGAGAACACACGAAAAACCGTATCAATTCGCCCTCTTTTGTCCTCAGATACAAAACATTCGCCAATATGCCTGGTAGAGAAATTCACATCCGTCAGATCATCTTGCTCGATAAACATAACGCTTGTACCAAACACAACCAGATCCATATACATTTCATGGACTTGTTCAGAGAAATTACTGCGTTGAAATGTGCGATACATAATATCTTCAACCGCTAATAACCATTCTCTCGCCTGGTCATTTCCATTAAGGCTGGGATCTCTAAATTCAAGCGTAAACCATTTTGTAGACATATTCGTTAACATGCCATGTAAAGATGCAGCCAATAACTCCGCTGCATGGATCGCCGTACCGTCAAAAATCAATTGTGATCTTTTATCACCCTTGGTTCGTGTTCTAGTGATATCTGCTTTCCTGGGCATTACATAATCGGCTAATTCTTGCCAATGCGTTTCCCATGTCGTTCTATGATTTCTTAACTGCGAAAGCTGATTATCCAGAACTTCTGCTACTTCATCTGACATTTAGCCACCTAGTGTTGTTTTGTATGCCGTACCCAGCGATCCTGTGAGCATTGGTTTTCTTACTGGTGTTGCTCCAGATAAACCGCCAGCACCAGATAACATCGTTCTAGTCCGTTTGTTTCCTGTCCCAGCATATCCTGTACCAGTAGATGCACCGACTGCGGATTTCGGATTAACCGAAGCGGTTTCTGTTACCTCAGTTGGTTCCACTTTTGGTGTTGGTTTTACAACTGGTTCTGGTGCGGGTGTTGGTTCTGGCTGCGGTGGTGCTTTTGGTGATGGTTTTCCCATTAGATCATCCTCATATCTTCTTTAAGTAATCCATAGACCAGGGCATCTTCATTACCGAAATACCGCCTTAATCTACCTTCTTGTTTAAATCCCACTCCACTAATTAACTTGCGGGATCGTAAATTACTCTCATTACACATCGCGGAAACACGCTTTACTTTCATTGTCTCAAAACAATAATCAAACATCTGCTTAAAATAGCGACGTTGAAAAATTTTCGGGTTTTCACTTACGCAATACATATGCACATCGTTTCCTGTGTACTCAGAAAAAACAAATGCGCCTACTATCTCACCATTATGTCTAAATCCGTAGGCTTGCGCTGCATCCTCACCCTGGATCTTATCCAGCAGCAGCCGATCTTTTAGCCATTGAATAAACGGTTTTGGATCATTAGTAGTTAGTGTTACCACTTAATAACCCCTTACCAGTCGATACCGTCGTTGTGTCCTTCCCTAAACCCTGGGGACCAGTTAAGACCGTTTGCTTTGGACCCACCTTATTCGGATCGCGCATCTTCTTCTGCGTTTGTATCTTAATTGTTTTCTCTGGTTTTATCGCCTTCACAGGAACAGGAGGTGGTGGCGGTGGAACTGGTGGCATTTGTGGTGCGTTTTTGCTCATGCTACAAAACTTCCTAATGGATTATAATCATTGTCTGCCATCTGTTGTGGAGGAGAAATAGAAACATCATATTCCTTATGTCCTACCGCAAGATATCGAAAGCAGTCGGCAAAGTGTGACGACCAATCGTGAACTGGTGTCGATCTAAAAACTCTATTCTTTTCATTATATTGTCGATGATAGTGTCTAAGCGCATCGAGCAATTGCTTACAATTCGTATGATCAAACCAGCAGCGACTAAAAAACATCTTCGCTGCATGTATACCATCCTCTAAAGGCAGCTTCGGAACCACACGAAAGTTTAGTCCCAAATCATAGGCAATCTCTCTCCTACTCTTTCCTGTACCTAACTCACGCACCTCAATATCATGCGGCGCATTATGCGTTCCGTATAAATACCCTTTTTGATCTAAAACACGACAATAATGCGGTAAACCTTCACCCCTGTTTTCATAGCAATCAATCACCTGGATAGAACGACCAACCGTCTGTGTGAAAATTATAACACTACTATCGCCAACTCCTAGATCCCACCAGGTATCGACCCTGTGGTTTTCATCGTAGGGAACAGAAGAGATATGTCCCTTCTCCATTATATTTTCTATTTCTTTTCCGTATATCGCGCCAGCGACATTCGCGGTCCAGCTACATTCAAATTCCTGGGCGAACTGATCCTTAGACATCGCCGTCTTAGCACTCTCAATTTCTTCATCGTCCAATATGCCTGTCTCAGATGCCTTATACATCTTCGTAAACCAGGTCTTATCCGCTTTAGCAGCTTCATAGAGCTCATAGAAAGCCGACATCCCTCTTGGTGTCCCCACCACTATACCATAGCCCTTCCTATCTGATAGAGCAGGTCTTATGACCTCTGGGAACATACTCTCTGGCATATCCGAATATTCGTCCATCACGCAGCCATCCAAATAAAGTCCACGCAAGTTCTGAAAATTCTCACCAGACAATAACATTATCCTCGCGCCATTAGGTAAATCACAACGCAATTCAGTTTCGTGAAACCTAACATTCGGTATAGCACCTGCGAATTGTTTCAAATAATCCCAAGCAATCATTTTCGCCTGGCGATAGGTGGGTGCTATATAGGCATATCTAGGATTATCTTTTGTATTGAGAATAGCATCCCGCAACAAATGATTAATCGCCATTACCGTCTTTCCGAACCGACGGTGCATTACCAGGACGGACCATCTTTGCTTTTGCAGATCCGCGTGCAGCTTCTTTTGTAGATCCCTTGGCTTGTACGGTATCTTTATTTCCATGTTTCTCGTATTCCTGTCTGAATCGAAGCAAATCAAGTTCTCGCTTAATCCGCTTGTTCTGCTGGTTCTTACTATATGTCTCAGACATTGTGTGTGTGTTAGACACTCTTGTGTTTGGTTATATACGTTATAGCAATGGCGACCCGATTTTGGGGGGTAAGGGGGTCATAAAAACCCTGGAAAACCTATGTCGTAGGTTAGATACCTACCTCCACTCTCAATGAAAACAAAGACTTACGCTAGTCGTCGCCAATTCTGTCGCCAAAACCAGCATCAAATTACAAAATCAAGCCAGGCTGGGGTCGCGTGCGTGACCGACGACACTCGCAATGCAGCAGCACTATTCATTCCATGATAACTGTATTGTCCCCGACACAGTAGGAGAAGTATCATTCGGGTTATTCCTTATCCCGCCTAACGGTTGCAACTGTCGCTTCCTCTTATCCAGCGCATCTACCTTTAATCGCTTATACTGCACAGTAGCCATAGCAATCTTAGGATCATCGGGCAGCGGTTCATTAATGATATCCATGATCTTATCATCGATGTCCTCACCTTGTATCGCTCTGGCTTTGCTATACTTATCCCAGGCATCAGCATCCTTTTGAACATGCCTATAGATTGTCCTCTTGTTGGGAAGATGATCAGCACTATCACAGATCTGTGCTAAACTCTCACCATCGATCAACCTATTGCAGATCTCATCCATATGCTTCTGTGTTACTTTTGACATAACTACTTATAGCCTTTTCTCTTCTTCTTCTTCATTCTTATGATCCTCATGTTCTAAGTCTGGTAAATGAACCTCAACGTATGATTTACAATTAGGACAAGATAAGTTTGTTGTAATCAACCAACCTTCACCGTCCTCACAATCGTGATCTCCACCCCATATTAATTCTGTATTACAATGCCAGCATTTCATTTATCAATAACCTTCGGCTTACAATAAGCCGTGTAATAGTTGCTGCTCTGATTATTCCCTGCTCTGTTAATCTCTTGTGCATACCAACTGCATCGCTGCAAACTAGGATATTCCATCTGTTCATCTACGACCTTAGAGTTTTCAAGAATAACCAGCACAAATATCAATGTTTTCATTTGAAAATGGTGGTCCCCGAAATCATTCTTTGCGAGGATGAAAGAGGACCATAAGTTTATTTTGGAAGGATATTATGAAATGAAAAAACATGTCGTAGTTCCGACATTATACCAAATATACGATCCTTCTTATGACATTCATAACACAATTTTCAAAGTTAATGAAATTTCCCTGTCGGTTTCTGTCACAACTTATAATACAACCGTATCAAAGCATCAGTATAACGTCGTCTGACTGTCCTGTGATCTATGCGTAATTTCCTGCCAATTGCTGACCATCGAGGTCCACGATCATTGAACGCTGCGCTATGCGCTACTGCCCATATCAGTCTCTTTTCGTCTGCTTCCATATTAAGATCGTTAAGTATATCCATAGCAAACTCGAACCTGGTGATCTGTTGCGGAGTTGCTTTTGGTAACGAAGGTGCGAAATCATGCCATCCATAACTTTCCCAGGTTTTTACATA